CAGCAATTGCCCATAGACAGAACAATGTTGAAGGTTCTGCTCCAGAAGTTTCAGTAGCTACTTAAACAAAAGCTACATCGTTGGAAAAATTCCACTCCACATTACAGGCTCTCTTGCACTCTACTCAAAACTAGTATATACTTTTGTCACTATACAATTAATTAGAACGCTGACGAGTATAGTCGACGGCCTAGAGACAGTGTTCGGAAACTAGGAGGATATAATTATGGCACAAACTACATTTTCAGGACCAATATTAGCTGGTACTATTAAAAATACTACAGGTACTACTGTTGGAACTGACATGAAAAACACAGGACAAGTTGTAATGGCTCAAACATTTGCAGCAAGTTTAGCAGGTGGAGCACTTGCAGCTTCAGCAACAGATGTAATCATTCCAGCAAACTCACAAATTATTGATTGTGTAATTGATGTAATTACAGCATCATCAGACGCAACTAATATTAGTGTTGGTTTTGTTGGAGGAGCAGCTACTGCTCTTGTTAACACGTTTGCAATCGGAACTACTGCGGGTAGAAAATACCCAACAACTGAAGCAGGTGGAGCTTTAGCTTGGGAAGACATAGGAACTTCTGATCAAAGACTTAACGTAACTAACTCAGCAGCTACAACTGCTGGTGAAGTTAGAATTACTATTTTGTACCAACAGAATAATAATTTAAGCTAATAAATAATTAGTGTGGGGCTTCGGCCCCACATATTAATTTTAACGGAGAAAACAATATGTCATCAGACCAAAAATTTACAACACTTACAGCTGACGGACAGGTGAAAACTTTTTCTGGAGGATCTACTAATATTGGTCCTGCTAGAGTTACATACATTCAAGCTACAGGAGTTACAAATATAAAACTTTATGATGCAGCAACTGCATCTGGAAATATTATATTTGAATCTACTTTTGGAAGTGAAGGATTAGATATGTATATACCTGGAAATGGAATTAGATTTGAAAATACGATCTATGCAGATGTAACTGGATCAGGATCTGTTACTATCGGATATACTGGCTAGGAGGTTAAATGGCTAACACTACCTCTGGAACAACTACGTTTGATAAAACTTTTTCTGTCGATGAAATAGTAGAAGAAGCTTTTGAACGTTTAGGTATTCAACAAGTATCAGGTTATCAATTAAAGACTTCACGAAGATCATTAAATATAATGCTTCAGGAATGGGGTAACAGAGGTATTCACTATTGGGAAATAGATGAATTAGATTTAGATTTAGTGGAAGGGCAAGCTGAATATAAATTTTACAGATCTCAAGATGATGCTACATCTGCAGGTGACCAAGCTACATCAAATCCAAATAATGTGTTTGGAATATCCGATGTCCTTGAAGCACAATTAAGATCAAATAGAACAGCAACAGATCAATCAGATAGTCCAATGACTAAAGTTGATAGATCTACTTATGGTGCTTTTTCAAACAAGCTTTCTAAAGGTACACCTAACCAATATTGGGTACAAAGATTTATTGATCATGTTAGTATTAGTGTTTATCCAACACCAGATTCAACTAATGCATCTAAAGACATGCACTTCTATTACATAAAAAGAATTCAAGATATTGGAGCTTATACTAATGCAACTGATATGCCTTTCAGATTTATTCCATGTATGGTTTCAGGATTAAGTTATTACTTATCCATGAAGTATGCTCCACAACTAACTCAAAACTTAAAATTAATTTATGAAGATGAGTTTCAAAGAGCATTAGCAGAAGATGGTTCTGCATCTAGTACTCACATTACACCTAAAACTTATTACCCAGGAACTTAATGTCTAAATACGCAACAGGAAAACATTCAAAAGCAATTTCTGATCGATCTGGTATGGAGTTTCCATACAGAGAAATGGTTAGAGAATGGAATGGTTCTTTTGTGCACTATACTGAATTTGAACCTAAACAACCACAACTACAACCAAAAGCAATTGGTGGTGATGGTATTGCATTGTTACAAGTAAGACCAGATAGAATAGAACCAATTACAACTGTTATGTTACCAGAAGATCCTTTTACAACTTATCAAGCTGGATCAAGTATTATAAATGTTTTTGCACCAGGACATGGTTTAACAAACGGTACAACTTATTTATTTAGAGGTGCACCTACAACATCCCCTGGAACAGGTACTTCAACTAATTCTGTTTTTGCTTATGCATCAATTCCAAATTTTGATGGAATAACAGGAGCACAAATAGGTCAAGGATCTGGTTATGCTATAACAACAGGTCTTTATGACAGTGATGCAAGAGTTACAACAGACTATGCTCTATCCAATTTCTTCTTCTTTACAGTTAATGCGGATACTGCTACAACAGGAAATATCAAAGGAGGAGGTTACGGTTGTTCCGTTGGACCTATAACAATAAGCGCATGATAAATAAAATTTGGAACTGGATTAAAAATATATTTACACCTGAAAAACAAGACCCTCATCTTGAAATGTATGAAGAAGTGAGAACAGACAAACAAGAAAAGATACGTAGAAAACACGGAGGAGAATCAGAGTAATGGCTTATACTTTAACAAATCTACAAGATGATATTAGAAATTACACTGAAGTAGATAGCGATGTTTTATCTACAGGTGTTTTAAATACTATAATCAAAAATGCAGAAAACAGAATTTATAGAGATGCAGATTCTGATGATAATAGATTTTATGCAACTTCAAACTTAGCAGCTGGAAGTAGATATGTAACTATACCTTCTGATTTAAGGTTTATTAGATATGTTCAATTGACAGATGCTGATGGAAATCAAACTTTTTTAGAGAAAAAAGATACTTCATATATGGCAACTTTTTATGATACTCCAGGGACAGCATCAGGTATTCCTAAATATTATGCTAACTGGGACGCTAATTATTGGGTAGTAGCACCTACACCAAATAGTACTAATTTAATAACATTAGCTTATACTAAACAACCAGATTCAATAACAACTGGAGTATCTAGTACTACAGGAACTTACGTATCTAATAAATATCAGGATTTACTTTTGTATGCATGTCTGGTAGAAGCGTATGGATACTTGAAAGGTCCTGCAGATATGTTACAATACTACGAAGGATCTTTTAAAAGAGCTTTACAATCGTACGCGATCGAACAACAAGGTCGTAGACGCCGAGACGAATATCAAGATGGAGTTATTCGTACACCTCTTAAATCACCATCACCATAAAATAAATTAAGGAGACAATTAAATGGCAAATATAGTACCTGACTCTTTTAAAACAGACCTACTTGGTGGCGTGTTTGATTTTGATTCATCTGGTGGATCAACTTTTAAATTAGCGCTTTACACATCATTAGCTGGTTTCAGTACTTCTACAACTGCTTATATAACTACTAATGAAGTTTCTTCATCTGGTACAAACTATACAGCAGGTGGAAATACTTTAACTAATCTTGGTGTAGATATATCAAGTAACATTGCATACGTTGATTTTGATGATCTAACTTTTTCATCTGTAACGTTAACTGCAGTAGGAGCACTGATTTATAAAGGTACAAGTAATGAAGCTGTATTAGTTCTAGACTTCGGTGGATCAAAAACTGCAACTAACGGTGATTTCGTTGTTCAGTTTCCAGCTGCTGATTCTTCTAATGCAATCATTAGACTTGGCGACGCGTAATATTTATAAGGAACACAAATGGCGTTAGTAGTAAACGATAGAGTAAAAGAAACTAGTACGACTACTGGTACTGGCACGTTCACTTTGGATGGAGCTGTAACTGGTTTTGAAACTTTTTCTTCTGCTATTGGAAATACAAATACGACTTACTATGCAATATCTTTACAAGGTGGAGCAGAGTTTGAAGTTGGTCTTGGGACCGTTGCGGCTGGAACATTAGCTAGAACAACTATTATTTCTTCATCTAACTCAGATAGCGCTGTTAACTTTTCAGCAGGTACAAAGGATGTATTTTGTACTTTACCAGCAAGTAAAGCGGTATTTAAAAATGCATCTGATGTTATTGAAGGTGTACCAAGTAATGGGTTCGTGATTGCAATGTCGATCGCCTTGTAGTATAAGGAATAAATTATGGCACAAAACTTTAGAAATTATCTAACAAGAGAAACAGGAACTTCAGCAGTTGATGCTTTAGGTGGAGCAGCCGATAGCTTTGATACATTAATTAGTATTAGAATGGCTAACATCACTACTTCAACAATTAATGTTGAAGCTTACATAAGAAGATCATCAGCTAATTATTATTTAATCAAAAATGCTCCAGTTGTAAGTGGCGGATCATTGGAACTTATTGATGGAGGCTCGAAGATAGTACTTGCTTCAGGAGATCAGCTGTTTGTTAAATCAGACACTGCTTCTTCTTTAGATACTGTCGTTGGCGCTGTAGATGATATAAGTACGTAGGAGGAATCATGGCTTATTTAGGAAACGCTCCGAAACAAAATTTAAATACCATGAACTCTCAACAGTTCAATGGTGATGGATCCACTGTCAATTTTACATTAAGTCAAAGTGTTGCTAACACTGCAGAAGCAGAAGTTTATGTTGGAAACGTTAGACAAGATCCGTTTTCAGCTTATTCAATATCAGGTGGGACTACTTTAGCTTTCACAGAAGCTCCACCATCAGGCACAGCAAACATCTATGTAGTGTTCCAAGGTAAATCTACAGGTAGCATTAACCCTGGAGAAAACAGTATTCAAGCAGGAATGATTTCTGCAATCAACGGTGGATATAAAAATTTAGCAACAGTTTCAGAAACAATTACAGTTCCTGCAACGGACAACATGATGTTATGTGGTCCAGTATCATTTACATCAACAGTTACAGTACAAGGAACATTAACGGTAGTATAATGAGTAAATTATTTGTAGATGAAATAGTACATCAATCTTCACAAGGTAGTGGTACAATTACTTTGGGTGCGAGTGGCGAGACAGTATCTTTTGCATCAGGTGTTACAGGTTTAAATTATCCAGCTTTTGAAGCAAGATTAAGTTCAGATCAATCACTAACATCTAATGTTACAGCTAAAATTACATTTGATACAGAAATTTTTGATACTGATAACTGCTACGACAACTCAACTAACTATCGTTTTACACCTACGGTTGCTGGAAAATATTTTATTTATTCTGCAGCTATCGTTTATGGAACAGGTGACCTTGAGTCGGGTAAAATTATTTATTATAAAAATGGAACAGGAATTAGACAATCTTGGATGGATCCTGTAAATACTTCTAATGCAATTAATCAAGCATCAGTAGTTTTAAATGCTGTCGTAGATATGAATGGAAGCTCAGATTATATAGAAATATTTACTAATGTTCAGTCAGGTGTTGGACAAATATTGAATTCAGGTACACAAGGCACATACTTTGGTGCATACAGGATAGGAACATAACATGGGAACAATTAAAACAACAAACATAGAACCAATCGCGGACAACGGCACAGTAACCCTGGGTAGTTCTGGGGATACGTTTACTCTAGGTTCAGGTGTTGTGCAAAGTAATTTAAACTATCCTGCTTTTTGCGCTAATATGTCTGCTAATCAATCACTTACAAATCTAACAATAACAAAAGTTCAGTTTGACACAGAAATTTTAGATACAGACGGATATTATGATAATACAACTAATTATCGTTTTACACCACTAGTTGCTGGTAAATATCTGGTTACGGCTCAAACTACAGTAGATGGAGATCCTGGAGAAGTAAGACTAGTACAAACATATATAAGAAAAAATGGATCAACATATGTAGGTAGAGCATTAATAAATTATCATGGTTCAGGAGATGCAGAAGGTGGAACAACAAATGCATCAGCTATTGTAGATATGAATGGTTCAACAGATTATTTAGAAGCAATGAGTTATGCGGATATACAAAGTGGTAGTGCAAATGTTGTTGCTGGAGAAGGATTAAGTAATTTTTATGCATACAGGATAGGATCATAATCATGGCATCAATTATAAAAGCAAATCAACTACAGGACTTTGGCGGTAACAGCATTTTAACGTCTGATGGTGCGGGTAATCTTACTACGATGAAAGTCAATGAACCTTATTTTTTTGCTACTATGTCAGCAAATCAAACAGGTTTAAGTGATAACACTTTTGTTTTAATTCAATTTAATACAGCAGATATCAATATCGGCAGTGGTTTTAATACAGGTACTTATAAATTTGTTTGCCCTTCTGGAAAAGCAGGTAAATATTATTTTTTTGGAACAGTAAGAGTTGGAGCAACAACCACTGATGCTTTAAGAAGAGTGTTTATAAGAATGTTTAAAAATACTTCTACACAAATTGCACAAGCTAGTTCTGATTTTGGTGGAATAGCAGACGGTAATAGTTATGACAAACCAATTTCAGTAATTGTAGATTTAGCTGAAGGAGATACTGTAGAAATACAAGCCCTAGGAGATGTATCAACATCAACTTGGCAGGCAATTGGTGGAGATAAAGATAGTTATTTTGGTGGATATAGAATAGGTTAATTATGGCATTAAGTAGAATAGATACAACAAACATGATCGAGGATGTACCTCAATCGAAACTTGATAATAATATCAACTTCAGAAACATCATCATCAATGGTGACATG